GCCTAATGGGGTCCGCGGTCACAATAACGAGGTGACAACCCGTCCCTTGATACTTCGTCTTCTTCATGACCATCTTTCGAATACAGCCCCTGACACACCGACACGCACGAATAACTGATGCTAGACAACACCAGCCCTAAGAGCTGACCACAGAGAAAGGTTCTGCTAGACAACAGCCATTTTCCTGTGGATACACTCACTTCCTGCGTGGCAATTTGCCAGTGGCCTTCTTCTTCTTCTTCATGGCCACGGGCTGTGCTCTCTGGACAGTCACTCTCTGCTGCTGACTGAGCGGGGGAGCAGCCGATCCCTGCTCAGGGCGAGCCCCTTCAATAAAGGCCTGCTTCGCCGACTTAACCACGGCCGGGACAGCCGCGGCTGCTTGTGCAACCACCGGCGCAGCAGCAGCCACACCGCGGATGAACGGAAATATCTTCCCCAACACTGAACCAACCACCCCAAGTAGCTGGCCAAGCGCATTGTACGACGAGGGATAGCCCTGTTCTAGGGTAGCCACTATCTCGTGGTACAAAGTCAGTGCCGGTTGAGAAAAGTCACCCGCGGGTCTGGTGAAGACTCTCTGGTCACTAGGCACGGTAGGCACAACCTCATACCCGGCCATAGTTCGCACAGTCACTGATGCCTGACTGGCAAGGCCACGGAAAATCACAACACCGACAGTCATTCTGGCGTATCCTGTGTCCATAGGCGGCGCGATCGACGCTGGAGGAACAAGGCTCAATGCATTCTGTGTTGGCCACGCACCATAAACGCGCAAGCCAGTGGCCCCGAAATTCGTGGGATAGAGCGCCGGCACACACGAGTACCGGACACAGTTCCCTGGGCCAGCAAAACAGGGTGCAATAAAACCCGATGTCCCCCCAGTGGCGGCTTCGATCGTGCGCCCGTCTTGCAACTCTGGTGACACATAATCCGCAATTGGGCCATCATACCGGGCAGGCAAATAAATGCCTGCCCGAGCAGGCGACACATAGGGTCTGGGCGACAACAACTGCAGTGACTCTTCATCAAGAGGTACATTATAACAGTACGGGGCAACAACAAGCGGATCACCAACCCGATCAGTAACATTCGGGTTCAACAGCAATCCGCCCTTGCCTCTCACTGCAGGAAAAGTCGCACCATACACGGTTCCCTGGTCATATAAGGCTGACGCTACCAAGTATGCCGTCATCCCCATATACCGGGGCCGCCATGCCCAAGGTGCAGCAGCAGGCACCTGGGACCCCAATGGTATCGTGTAGCTAGCCGCGTTCACCGGAAAGAACTGCGCGTTATACGGAGCAGTGAAGTTCATCGTCTGATTCGACAGCACCCCAGCAGTAGCTACAGCAGGTGCAACAGCCGACGTAAAATCTATGCCCGCAGGACCAGCAGCCCAAAAGACGTTATTCACGTCCCCCGGCGTCTGAACTAGCAACAAGTCCCAATTCCCAGCACCCCAAGCAGGCTGGGCAGAAATCGTGACGGTGGTGCGGTAATCCGTCCGCACCGCCGTGACAAGAGACGAGTCAGGAATGCCTGGACATTCGAGACCCGATGCGGGATGCAGGGATTTGACTAGCCAATTCCTGGCATCGTCAGGGATCCCCGCCTTGGCCAAACGACCCAAGATCTGCGTCTGAAGTGCCGACGAGGCAGCTGGCGTCTCAGCCGACATATGAGACCGCGGAGTGGGGGCAGGGAGCATACTCACCTAACAGGCTAGACAACCTAACCCGCCGGTGCACATGGCCTAGTCATCATATCGGCCAAATCCACCGCCAACACACGCTCCACCAAAGGGTCATGGAAAAGGCAAGGTTCGGATGGAAGGGAACGCAGGTATGAGCCGAGTCTTTTAAACTCGGAGGGGCTAAGGTCGTATTTCCGACGCAGTTCGTCAACCATGTGATCGTCTACTGGAGCCCCACCAAACTGCGCCACCCACATATCATAATCCTTACCCAATGGAAATGGGTTCGGATCACATGATTTTAGGTAGTCAGTATACAGGGGAAGCTCACCAACCACTGCACGAACTCCGGAAACCACGGCCGACCAATATGCCAGCCGCTTACGTGGCGATGGTGGATTCACCGTCACGCCAAGTCGAGCCAGCAACCTGCCCAGATGGGGAACAAACCGATACCCATCGCGTCCTCGCAACCAACCGCTCGATATAAACGAAACGGAAAGGTAATCTCGAAAGACGCGGGACTCCGGGATGATACCAAACTGGGCCTCAAACTCTGCATGCCCATCCGGTGCCACTCCGGTGGCGACGAGTAGATCGTCACCAGCCACCAGAATCTCACCCTCTACACCATGAAACCGCAAAGTCTCATAGGCGATAGCGGCATTCATCAAAGTGTTAAACACATAGTTTGATTGAACCCGCTCTTGGTCCCACCCATCAGACGGTACTGGAACATCCCATCCTCAAAGAATGCAGTGCCAACTGCTGCGTAGCCGTCCTCGACGAAACGAGCAAAATCGGCATCCACTGATCGGCACAGATCCAAGAATAGGTCATACATCATACGACCCATAGTTGAATCCCAGTTCTTCCCATCACGCTCGCGAAAATACGGCCGCTTCCAACGAGCGTGAACACGAGTCATCCAATCAGCCAACACCTCCGGTTTCGAGCCACTTGCGACCGTGATGCGTATCTTTCCCTCTCGATTATTCAACCAATCAAAGACGGATTTCTGCAAGGCGTACATCATCGGACCATACTTCGATTGGGTGGCCATATTAGGATATGCTTGTATCATCCTAGCCTTCGTCCAAGGTTTATGACCACTCTCTCTTTTCAGGTTCGCTTTAACACGCCATGGCATCACAAACTCGCGCTGCTCGGAGCGGAGAATGGCGGTACGCTTGGAGTCGGGCCACTTATCGTACCACCACTGCGGTGTCTCGGGGGCATAACGACCATACCTCCAAGGAGCATCGCGTTTCAGCTGATCCCACCACTCGTGGACATAGTGAAATCCCCGTTTGGGCTTTGGGAACACTGCACCATGTCGGTTCACTAGAGCATTCTTGAAATTGCAGGGACAATTCCGGCACACAAATCCTGGCCGCGCAGAAGGGCCTACCAACGTGGCCCCAACGGTTGGACCAACACACCGTTGGGGAGGCTCACGGTATAGGCGATGTTCCGCTGCGAGATGAGCGGTAGGGTACCCAAGGCATGTCGTCTCAAACCGAGTTACCGGGAGCACATACACGCCATAGGGCCGCTCTTCAATCCTGACATCGTCAGGATTTATCCCGCAGCGGTGAACTCTAAACCCAGCCGCATTGGGGCTCGGCGTATCCACGCCCACCATGCTGCTGGATCTAGATGATCAAAACACCACCCACGCGCTAGGCGCAACGAGCCTGAGATCGCTTCGCGAGGGTACGTCCGGAAAATGAACCACGCCAACAACGCACATGGCGCAGCCATAATCGCCATCATAATGGCCCGGAATAGCCACCAGGTGACCGCGATCGGCCGCGACCAGAAGAAGGAAAACATCAGAGCAGTCGAGCCAGCGGCGGCTATGGCTGCAACGACGAAATCCTCCCTCACTTCCTGGTAGCACGGGACTTGCGGGGGAGCATGCGCATGGACAACAACCGCCCGAGCGCGGTACACCTCCGCATTCGCTGGATACGCCCACCCAGTGATAGTCCCGATCCGTATGATAGCATGCGAGACGTCAACCTCACGCGCCGGGTTCACACGTGCGACCACCTGGTCGACCTGCCGGAGCTGGTCGGCCGACAACGAGGTGGTCAGACACTCACGCGGAACATTGGCCACCTGCACGAAGACCGACTCATCAGTCGCTTCCAACACGCGCAGGCTCCACGCGTCGGTGCCCAATGTGAGTTGCAAACGACGAACCGCACCGGACAAATCGGGGAAATCGCTAACAACCCCCGTGTCACGACGAGTCATCGTAATCACATCTGCACCATCACGCGTAGAACGGGACCAATCATGCACGACCCCGCCAACATTCCGTGTCCCCGTACCCCTTGTCGGGAACATGCAAACCCTAGCATACATCTCAGACCCGGCCTTGCGCGCCCGCAAGTCAGCCACGCTGAGGTAGGGGAGTGAATCACTTGAGAAATACAAAGTCGGCCCATCAGCCAAACAAGTGCATTCTCCTAGCCTATGGCGGCAAGCGGTTAGATTCGTGCCTAGCAGCGCCGTTCCCGCATCCTGCCGATTCCAACCTATCGGATACTCGAAAAAGTCATCCGCCGGGGTCATCCTCGGACAAAGAACGTGGACGTGCCACCCTGGCAACGCAATCGCCACCCGCTCAGCCGCTGCACATTGAGCATCTGTACCCCCAATCCAGGCTAGTGTGCATGGCTC